ATTTAATTGAATTTCATAAGATGAATCTGGTGTAGGAGCTACAACTATTGTATTTTGGTCCCACATACTATAATATTTTGGTTCTCCAGTAACACCGGTAGAGTTATATTCTGACATATAACTTGTATCTCTATATTCTAAAAAACTTCTAGTAGACCCTGATCCACCATCTACGATCTGAGCAGATCTAACTACAAGTAAATCATCAGGTGTATCTATAAATCTGTTTGAAGCAACTAAATTAGCTGTTGCATATCTTCTATTATTATCAGAGTCTACATCTCTTAAAATTCTAAATTCTGCATTTTCAATAAAACCATCTACAATAGTAGATGTTAAAACATTAGAATCTACTTCTGTATAGTCTCTGATTTTTTGTACTAATTCTGCGTATGTCATTATGTTATACTAATTGTTACACTCCCTAAATTTGCTTGTGCTTCTCTTCTTACATTAATAGAAGAACCATCGTCAGGTATCATACCATTGTTTGATCCAAAAGCAAACGCTCCCGGTAAAGTTAAATCTACATTCATAAATCCACCATCTCCAGTTTGAGCTGAAAATATTTGTGGTCTTGCATTTGCTAATCCTTGTGGATCAGCGGGTGCTGGTTTTGGTTCTAATTGTGGATGCTTTGGTTCAAATTCAGATGTATGGACTCTTGCTCCATTCCATTCAATAACCATTTCTGTATATGGAAATGCTTGTCCACTTCTATCAGAAATAAATTGTGCATATTTTCCATTTGATCTAGACATTTGGATAATAATTTTTTGGGGTTATGTAAGAGCTAGATGAAGAACCATCTTCAGTTAAAGCTCTATTGAGTTCATCTTCATAAAGTAATTTCATTTGTTGAACCAATTGTGGATTAAATTTAATTGATAAATAATATGCAAGTCCTGCAACCATACAAGGTACAAATCTATATGGTACATCTGCTTCATTAGAATAAGCCCCTGCATCCTGAATCCTGCTGACATAATAATAGTTTAGAAAGTTTCCGGCTTCAGTGGTTCCGGGAGTTAAATATAAAGTTACTGTAATTCTATCTATAAATCTTTGTACAAAATATTGTGATGGAACACCAGTAGATGTTTTATTTGAAAATGCTTGATAAGAAGATCTATTAATTTTTGTTAAAGGTGTATCAACACTAGAAGCATTTCTATAACTTGCTTCTAAAATATCATCAACACCATATACCGCTGTTGCATCTGAAGTGCCATCAGCTGTTGATCTGTACATAGTATATACTGATTGACCATCAACTAATGTAATTGAATTATTTTTTACTTGCCAATAATGCAAACCTCTATTAGCCCATTCTTGAAACATTATGTTTAAAGAACGTCTTGCAGTTTTTATATCATTACCTGAATAATCAAATCTACCTATTCTTTCATAAGCTTCAGTGATTATATCATCAATATAAAAACTTGATTCAAAAGTTGTTGTTCCAGAGGTAGCCATTAAAACTCCTTATCCAGAATATTTGTCAGTCAATAATGTTACAGCCGCAACAGTTGTAAATGTAGAAACAAATATTCCTTCACCAAATCTAATTCCATCTTCAGGGAATGAAAAGTTAATTACATCTCCAGCCGGTATGTCTGCAACAAACAAAGTTGATCCTGTTGCACTAGTTGTTTTTAGTTCTACCAGACCTGCGTTTGTTGTAGAAGCTGCAGAAATTATAATACCTCTTAGTCTTACTGCCGGAGCAATAATTGCATTTGAAGTAGCTGCTGTAAATCTAGTTGCTTGTATATCGCCTTTACTTGCCATAATTTTCTCCTATTAAAATTGTGTGGGCCCGAAGGCCCACATTAATTATTTATTACGCGTCAGCGAATGGAGTGACACTTGCATTTGAAGTAGAAGTACCTATTAAGACACCTTCCGCTACATATTTGTTATCATCCAATGCTGTGATTTTTAATACAGAACCAACTTTACCACCTTGAGTATCACCATTCATAGTGATTACATCATTAGTAGCTGCTGGTACGAATACTCTTGTGTTAAAAGCTGTTGCGTTTGTACTTGCAACTGCTAATCCACCGATAAATTTATCAGTACCATCAGTTTTGATGTCAAGATCTGTACATGCAGTTTCAACATAAAAAAAGAATTGTGCTCCGATATTGCTACCTGAGTTTAATCCAGTTGAATCAGTTGCTCCTGCTGCACTGTCATTAATTGTTGGTAAAGTAATTTTACCATCTGTGTCAGAACCAATTTTTAAAAGTTTTCCTGCGTGTGATGCTACAGTTACTGCTCCACTTGTAAGTGTTACAGGCATTCCTACACCAACGCCTTGAAAACCATTTAAAGATACTACTGGTCCTGTGAACGTAGTTTTTGCCATATTTATATCCTCCTAGTTATTTCCACATAGTCTCTAGGCCGTCGACTATACTCGTCTATGCAGAATAATTTATGTATAGTAATTAATTTATATATGAATTTATTGAAAAGTGCAAGAGATCCCTACGGTAAAAGAGTCTTTTACAGCGATGTATTAGTCCTAATTAACCAGCGTAAAGATGAACTTCGCCATCTAACGGATTGGTTCGGACTTGCTCTTCCTGTTGTCTGATGATTGATCTAATTACAGTTTTGATCTCATCACCTATAACAGACATTTCAGCGGTAATTTGTCCTTTGTTTTCGAGAAACAACTCGTTCCACTTAGACTCGAGTTTCAGCTTCTTCGCGAACAATACCATGTTGTCCTGAGCCATTATTAACCTCCTCATAGGTTATATAAAAATCATTAACAGTACTTGTATACTGTAAATCATTTTCTTCCCATTTTATATCAGATTTTCCTAAAAAGTCAATAATGGGTTTATTTAGCTCATCCGCATTATTTATCTCTTTATCGCTTTCAATTTCAAACTTTGTTTGTAAGTGTTTTGTAAATATTTTAACTAAGTATTTATTCATGGTTTTGTCTTTCTATTTTACAATTGTGGCGGAACAATGTCCCGCCACAAAATTATTAGGTATTACGCACCTTCAACGCCGAAGATACCTCTGTAGTCAGATACACCAAATGAGTATCTTTCTCTAGCTTTGTATCTTACGTTACCAGTATCGAAGTCACCTTCCATAGCCGTTTTAATTGGGGCTCTTTCAAAGTACTTCATACCATTTGGCACGTCAGTCATGATGTAGAACGCATCTGTGTCAGTTAAAAAGTTATTAACTCTGTAACCTTGTGGGATCATTCCCATAGACACGATAGCATTCACGTCATTGTCAGCAGTTCCAACTCTACCTTGAGACTTCATCAATCTCTCAGCTGTAAATTGAAGCTCAGAAGGAATAATCATTTTTACTCCTCTAGCAGCAATTTTTAGACCTCTTTCGTCAGTCATTGCAGCGATGTCGATTAAAGACTGCTCCAATGATGTTTCGTTTAAGTCCGCTTGAGTTGCTAAAGTGTTGCTAACAGTACCTGCGATTGTTGGGTGAGAAGTGTTAAATAATGAAACACCATCACCTGAATCGAAAGCATCGTTAGTTGGTAGACCGTTAATCAACGGAGCTACTGCTTTAACTTGTTTTGTGTTCGCCATAGATCTAGCTAATGCTTTTGTGTATCTACTAGCAAGTCTGTCATACAAGTTATCTTCAATCGCTTCTTCAGTGATTGAAAATGCTAAAGCTATAGTCTCGTGAGTGTATCTAGCTGTGTAAGTCTCTTGAGCATTGTCAAAAGTCACGCCAGCACCTTCCGATTTAGTCTGTGCTTGAGCAAAACCTGATAACATAACTTCTTCTTCAAACGCTCTGTCTGAAGATTCAGTTGTGTAGATCTCAGCATGCTGATTCTCATAACGTTTATATTCCAGGCCAAATAAGGCATTTAAACCTGGTTCTAGTTCTTTAACTAGTTGTCCTCTTGATATCGCCATAGTTTATTCTCCTTATACTCCTTGGTCTGATTTTAAGAAGTGCTCGTTGATCATACAAATAACGTTCGCCGCATCTGCTAAAGTTGTAGCATTTGACTTGTTGTTATTTTCTGAATCACCAGTCACTCCGATTACTTTTAACTGTTCTGAACCAGTTGAAAGTGTTCCTACATCCAATTCAGTTTTAGAAACGTAGTTTGCAGAATCACCTGCACCTAAAACTATATCGTATGTTGCGAATTTGCCTGATAGAGCAAATGCAGCATCACATTGGATTTCGAACCTTTCATAAGGATCGTCAGCCACGAAAGCCACTGTATCGTCAGCATTAACTTGCGTATAGTGGTTCTTCCATGTTGGTTTACTTGTTGTTGGATCTGTATAGAACACCCCGTTCAATGATCCCAATAACGTAGCACCTACAGCTGCTTGGTGAATTGTACCAGCTGCTGTCGCTCCTACTGCATCTTGAAAATAGATAGTAGTAGAATCGTTTGCTGCGATTGAGTATTCACTTAAACCTTGGTTGTCTCTATTTTGTCCAACTTTTCCAATCGGTCTTAGACCGAATGCAGCGTCTTTATTTGTCGCCATAATAGTTGTCCTCCTTAGACATTAGTTAGTTTAAGTGCACTTTGTTGGTTTTAGAAATTCTTAAATTAGGATTTCTTGCTACCACCAAAAGTTACACGAGTTTGTCGATCAATATTGATCGGCATACTTGGGTGCTGTTCCTTCATTAAATCGTTGTCTACTGCCTCAACGTTTTCCTGAGCTTGTTTTTTATAATAGTCAGAACGTTGTTTTGCGATTTCTTCCGGTACCCTTGCCAGCACAAGGCCACCAACTCCGATCACTCCCTTGTATTTTCCGTCTTCTACAATTGGA